GAACAATAACAAACAGCGCAGGATCTGGTAATATTACTATTGGATCGGGTGTGACTTTAGTAAATAATACACCGGCTTTAAAAGTTATAAGAGCTTCTTCAAATCAAACAGGTATTTCAAGCGCTACTGCTACAAAAATACAATTTAATTCAGAAGATGCTTTAACAACATCAGGCACTTGGGATTCAACTAATTATAGATGGACTCCGGGCGTTGCAGGCAAATACCTTATATCTATAAATGTAGAAATAGTGGCTGCATCAGATACAGCAAAACAATGCATTGCTGACATATATAAAAATGGATCTAGTATTTGTTATGGTTATTTAAATATGAACGCATTTGATTTAAGAAGTAGTGGTTCTCAAGCAATTGGGGCTGTTACGATTGATACAGCAACAGCTACTGATTATTATGAGGGCTTTGTTTACATGCAAACCAATTCTGGAACTGTTTCTGCAAGAGCACAAGGTGATAATACAAATTTAATAGCGTATAAATTAGGAATATGATAAAGAGGTACAATGACTAGTATATTAAAAGCAGACACAATCCAAGACGCAGCAGGTAATAATATTATCAACGAGAATGCTAATACTATTACTATTGGCGCGAGTGGGGATACAGTAACTATTCCTGCAGGTGCAACTCTTTCAAATTTAGGAACAGCGACAGGTTTTAACACTCCAGCTTTTGAAGCGTATAGTAATTCAGCTCAAGCTGGTTTAACCAGTAATACAAATGTTAAAATGGCAGCAAATACAGAAAGATTTGATACTGATGGTTGTTACGATAATTCTAGTAATTACAGATTTACTCCAGATGTAGCTGGAAAATATTTTGTTTATGCTACTGCAGATATTTATTCTGACAGTAGTGCGTTAGCATATTTTTATACTGCTGGTATTTATAAAAATGGATCTGGTTACGCATTTAATGTTAGAAATATAACTTCATCAGGTTCTGATGAACAACAAAGTTCAACAGTTGTTCATTCAACAATAGATATGAATGGATCATCTGACTATGTAGAAGTATTCGCAAGAATTGTATCAACTTCAGGAACTTGGAGTATAAACGCAAATAACTCACTTTTTGGAGCATACAGAATAGGAACATAATGGCACTAACAAGAATTCCAGCACCAGCAATAGCAGATGTTCGTGAACCAAACTTCAGGAACATAATAATTAATGGAGATATGGCTGTTGCTCAAAGAGCAACTTCAACGGCTTCTATTACTTCTGCTGGTTTTAAAACTGTTGATAGATTTTATACAGGAGTAACGACTGCTGGAACATGGACACAATCACAAGATACCGATGTACCAAGTGGAGAAGGCTTTGCAACATCTTTAAAAATGGACTGTACAACAGCTGATGGTTCTTTAGCCGCTGGCGATTTAGTTCAGTTAGTTCAATATGTTGAAGGACAAAATTTACAATATTTAAAATGGGGCACTGCGTATGCTCAAAGTTTAACTTTATCTTTCTGGGTAAAATCAGTATTAACAGGAACCTACATAGCTGAATTAAGAAACTCTGATAATACCAGAACTATATGTTCAAGCTATACAATTTCATCAGCGTCAACTTGGGAAAAGAAAACTATAACTTTTGTTGGAGATACAAATTCTGGACCAGCCAATGATAACGGCGAAGGTTTAAGATTAACTTTATGGTTGGCCGCTGGCTCAACTTATACATCTGGTTCGTTAGCTACATCTTGGCAAACTACTACTCAAGCAAACAGAGCTGTGGGACAAGTCAATTTAGCTAGTAGTACATCAAACAATTTCTGGATTACAGGAATACAATTAGAAGCCGGTTCGGTGGCCACGGATTTTGAAGTAGATACGTTTGCTCAAAATTCAGAAAGATGTTTAAGATATTATTACACAACGTCTGATTGGCCAGGTGGATACTATTTAGGTTCAACAGTAGATCCATCACAACAAGGTGCTGTTTGTGTAACTAACTTGGCAACAGGAGATACAAATGGACATGGTGTTAGATTTCCAGTTAGAATGAGAACTGCACCTACAATTACATTTTATCCGAGAGCTTCAAATACATCTGGTTCAGTTGGTGTTGGGGGAAGTCCCCAAACTGCTATTGGTGGTCAAATTTCATCTGTAGGTACAGGTTATTTAGATGTAACAAGTGGAAGTACAAGTGCTATAACGAATATATGCTATGCTTATAAAGTAGAGGCGGAGTTATAATTATGATTAATAAAGACAATATAGTTTCAGTAGAAAAAATTTATTCAACAGGAAGTTTTGCTGGTTTTAGTGGTTCTTTTAATGTTGTTTTTAATACAGACGAAGTTTGTGGTGTACCACTAGACGAAGCAAACACAGATTACCAAGCAATTCAAGAATGGGCCAAGATAGAGGGCAATAACATCATCGACAACGGAGCGTAGACCATGCTCTTAGGAAGTAGTTCTTTTGCTGGGTTACCCTTTGCATCTATTACCAATAATAATAATGTAACAATTACCCCTACTAAGATTCAAGTAACTCTTGGTATTGGAAATATTGGAATTACCGCAGACTCTATCACAGAACTTCCACACGCTAGTCAAGTTGTATTAGGTAGTGGAACTGTTACCGTTGTAGCAGATGCTAATGTTGATCCAACTAAATCATCATATGTTCTAGGCACTGGAACTGTTACAGTTTCCGCAGATGCCAACGTTTCTCCTAGTGGAAATCAGGTTGTAATTTCTTCAGGAACTGTTACAATAACCGCTGACGCAAATGTTACACCTACAGGAAGCACTTTCACGCTTTCTTCAGGGGTGGCACAAGCGATAACATGGAGTGAAATTGGACCTGGTGTTACAATGGTATGGACACCAATAGTCCCTTATTAAAATTATGGCATCAACTTATTCAACTAACACAAAACTAGAGATTATCGCAACCGGCGAAAAAGCTGGTCAATGGGGTAGTATTACTAATGACAATTTACAAATTTTAGAACAAGCCGCTACAGGAGTTTTATCTGTAGATATGGCAGGAGCAAGTGTTACATTAGATTTAACTGATGGAGCTACTTCTAATGGTAAAAATGTATACCTTAGACTTTATGGTACATTAGGAGCCAACAGAACTTTAACTATGCCAAACACTGCTAATAGAGTTTGGTTTATAAAAGACGATACAAATAGAAATGGTACCAACAAATATACATTAAGTGTTTTAACTGCTTCAGGAACATCGCAACCTGTGCCAGTTGGAGCTACTATGCTATGTAAGTCTGATGGAACGAACACTGTTACTACTCTTTTGGAAAAAGGATTTGTTCCAATTGATCATACTTACACACCTTATTTAGCTGTTGCAGGAGATCAAATTTTTTGCAATACAGCTACGTCTGCGTTAACGGTAACGCTCCCAGCTTCACCTTCTACAGGTGATGAAGTTACAATAATTGATTCAAGAGGAAACTTTAATTCTAACAATGTTACAGTTGGTAGAAATGGTTCCAATATTATGAGTGCTGCAAGTGATGATGCATTAGCTGTCAATGGGCAATCATCAACGCTTATATATCTTGATGCAACTAGAGGCTGGGCTTATAAAAACAATACGACAGTATTCCCAACCTAGGAGCTTAAAAGATGGCTCTTACATCTATCAAATTTTTACCCGGAGTAGACAAACAAGACACGGCTGTTGGAGCTAATGGTCGATGGGTAGATTCTGATAACGCTAGATTTAGATATGGTCTTCCAGAAAAAGTAGGTGGATGGGCTTCTTTATTATCTAGTACTGTTCATGGAGTAGCTAGAAAAATTCACGCGTTTGTCGATACTGATGGTAATAGATATGTAGCTATTGGTACTGATAAATTTTTACTTATTTATTTTGAAGGAAAGTTGTATGACATTACTCCTTTCTTATCAAACAGTGCCGGAGTACCTACTACTTACAGTGCAACTTTAACAACTAACAGCACGGCTCCTGGAACATCGATCACGGTTACAACTTCTATTTCACACACAATTGAAGTTGGGGACATGATAACTTTTGATAGTGTTTCAATGCCTTCGGCTTCTTCTCTTTCAGCAACTCTTTTTGAAGATAAAATTTGTCAAGTTATTTCTGTGCCAAGCAATAATACTTTTACAATTACATCACCAACTGCTGAGGCAAATGGTGGTGGTTCAGATTTAACTTCAGGAAGTTCTGCGACTCTTAAACCATACGAACGAGTAGGACCAGCGGCTCAAACATATGGTTATGGTTTTGGTGTTGGAAACTACGGTGGAAATATTACTGGAAGTCAAACAAATGATTTGGATGGTGCGTTATTAGCTGACACTGCTGGAACTGGTGGTTCAGGAACTTCTGTAACTTTAACAGCGACAAGTGGATTTTCTAATCCCGGTGTTGCTTCAGTTGGAGTTTTAGGAAGTGGAGAATTAATTTCTTATACAGGTGTATCATCTCCAAACTTAACAACTATTACAAGGGGTGCGTATGGAACTGCAACTGATGGAACTTCAAACGGACAAGCTCACAGTGATGCAACTATTGTTTATGATGCAACAGATTGGAACGGATGGGGAGACGCGGTAAACGCTTCTAGTGTTTCACTTGAACCAGGTTTATGGTCATTAAGTAACTGGGGACAAGTTTTAGTTGCAACTATTTCTAATGGAAGAACTTTTACATGGGATTCAGGTATAAGTGGATCAGCAAGATTCACGGCTCATGCTTCAACTACAACAAATAATTATGCAACCAATATTAATGGAGCTTTAGGAAATCCAACAGCTTCAAGAATGACTTTAATATCTCCAACAACACGTCACTTAATTCATCTTGGAACTGAAACAACTGTAGGTACAGCTGCTACACAAGATGATATGTTTATTAGGTTCTCGAACCAAGGAGCAATTAATACTTATGCTCCAGCCGCTGATAACAGTGCTGGAACTTATCGTCTACAAGATGGTACAAAACTCAATGAAATTTGTTGGTTCTCCTTTCACTTTTGGATTTGAACAGGTTGGTACGAACTGTGGTTTAATTGGACAGAATGCATGTTGTGAGATTGATGGTGTTGCTTACTGGTTAAGTAATAATGGTTTCTTTGCATTTGATGGTACAGTAAACTCATTACCATGTAGTGTTGAAGATTATGTTTATGATAATTTTGATACTACTAAAGGTCAACAAGTAGCAGCTGGTATTAATAATCTATTTACAGAAGTTGTTTGGTACTACCCATCTTCAGGATCAACATATAATGATAAGTATGTTGTATTTAATTATGGAGAATCTAAACAAGTACCTATGGGTAATTGGTATACAGGAGTTAATACTAATTCAATAAGAACCTCTTGGATTGATGCAATCGTTTATCCAAAACCGTATTCAACTGCCTTTGACAGTACAGGAACTGGTACTTTTCCAGAAATTGTTGGATCAACTGGTTTAGGAGATACTACTTTATTTGAACAAGAAACAGGTACCGATCAAATTAATCCTGATGGGTCTACAACAACTTTAACATCTTATGTTGAATCATATGATATTGCTTTACAACAAGATCAACCAGAATTATTTTTAGCTATGAGAAGATTTGTTCCTGACTTTAAAACATTAACAGGAAATGCTAAAGTAACGATTGCATTAAAAGACTATCCTTCTTCAACAGCAGGCAATAGTACTTACAGTCCATTTACAATTACATCTGCAACAACTAAAGAAGATACTAGAGCTAGAGGAAGATACGCTAGTTTAAAAATTGAGAATGATGGAACAGGTGAAGCGTGGAGATTTGGAACTTTCCAAATAGATTTACAACCGGACGGGAGAAGATAATGACAAAAATAGTAGTAAGATTACCAGAACCTAAAAAAGAATACACAGAGGATAACCAAAGACAAATTAATAGAGCGATTGGTTCTATGATAGAACAATTAAACTCTACATATTTACAACCAGATAAGGATGATCAAGAAAGATTTAATTTCTTCATGTCATAATGGCAAACGTATATAAAAATATTCAGGCTAAAGTAACATCTGCAGGATCGTACGATGACATGTATGAATCTCCAAGTGCTACATCTAGCATTGTTAAAAGCATTAAGTTATTTAATAGTCATAGTGGTGCTTTAGATGTAGAGATTAAAGTATATGATGCTTCATCTACTACGGATTATGAGTGGGATAAAGTTAACATAAATGCTACTGGAAGCATTGATTTATTGACCTTTAATAATGTTATTATTTTAGAGGCAGGGGATAAAATTAAGATGCAATGTGCCACAGGAAATGTTATAAAAATGACTGCTTCTGTATTACAAATTTCTAGACCTACAGAGGTCACAACAACATAAGGAAAAATATGCCATTTATAGAACAAGAACCTAAAGATGAAATTCAAACGATAAAAGGTGAAAAGGTTAGAGTTATTACACCTGAAGTAGAGGTAACACTAACTAATACTGAGACAGGTCAAGAGTATTTATCAGATAAGGAAGCTGACGATGATGTAGATCATCCTGATACAGCTACTAAAAGAGAACATATTAAAAGAGATATTCATGTTAAAGTTAAACAGGTTGTCTTAGGTGCTCAAACCAAAGGATTGTAAAACAAAGTAAAATAGGATATTTTAAAAGACTATGGCAATTACAGATATTATTGAAGAATCAGAAATGATAGAAACTGGTGCTCCAAGCATCAAGTACGAAGGAGAAAGACCTCTTAAAAAACAAGAAATGTTAATGGCTGGGC